CTGCCGCTGGGGATGCCGCTGGGGCTGCCGCGTGGGCTGCCGCTGGGGATGCCGCGCTACACGTTCACATTATCTATGTGTGCGACGGGCTACCCATAGAACAGAAACATATCGATCACGTAAAGTCGCGCTGGGCTGTGTGGGAAGCTGGATACGGCGTATATTGCGACGTGAACGGCGTTCTGTACTGCTACAAGAAGGCCTAGTATATCATGCCCGCCGTTATCGGGCAGAAAGGACATAACATGGAACAACAGCAAACCCTTGGTGACCGTATCCGCTTCGCGCGGCTCGTGAAAAGGTGGACGCAGCAGAACCTCGCAAAGTCCGTCCAGTGCTCGCGCATGACCATCGCAAATTGGGAATCCGGAAAGACCACGCCCAGCCGCTATGGAAAGGCGAAACTCGCCCACGTTCTCGGCGTGACCGTTGAGGAACTGGAAGGCGGTGCAAAATGATCGCGCTACTCTGCGTCTCCCTGTTCGTCGGTATCTGCATCGGATATTGCTTCGGACACTATGACACGAAACACCCAGAATAAGAAGGAGGATTGAAATGCCAACCAAAAACCGCATCCGCGTACTCCTCGCCGAAAACCACGAAACGGCGAAATCCATTGTTCCGATGCTGCCGGACGTTGACCGCGTAGCCATGAGCTACATCGTGCAAGGGCGCGTACTGCCGACCAAAGACACCTTAAACGCCATGACCGCCGTTTTGAACTGCAAAACTATCGACATTTACAGCGACCTGCGCGAGATTGACCTTGCCGATGGATTGCAACGCGCATCATCAGATAGTCTGGCGAACCAGCCAAAAATAACAAGCGACCACGGCCACGACGGCATGGAGCGCGTGTACATCTGGTATCCGCAGGGCGGCAAGGAAGCACTGTTTGAGGTTATCAAGCAACTCGATTACCCGTCGGTTGCGGAATGGTTCCGGGATATGGCGCGGATCACGTTCCTCAAGGCCGCGAAACTGGACGGACAAACGCTGCATGAAGCGGCGATAGATTATGACAGAATCTTGTCCGACTTCGGAGACGGCCCTGACCGAGCGAACGTCGCCTACTTTGGCATAGACACGCAGCGGTTCATGGCGGCGGCTAGGAGTTCAGCGGATCCCGTCGTGATCGCGTTCGTCAAAGAAATTGATCGCTGCATGAAGCGGCAAGCAATGAAGGGAGAAAATCATGAAACGCCTAACGATTGAGCAAGAGGAAAACCCCGTCGCACAGGGCAACTACGACGATACATGGGCTGATGACCCCGACATGACCGTAAAATGCCCACATTGCGGGGCGATATGGGAACGCTATGCCGTTCCTCCGAGTCCGTTCAACTCACGGCAGTATGACTGGAACACGTCCGACGTGAAACGCGCCTACTCCACGCACGACAACGGGCATACACCCGTTCAAAAGGACTACTGCTACGCCTGTGCGTTTGAAACAGCGACGGAAGGAGATTTCAAAAGCTTTGTTGAGGATTCTCGCCAAACAGACGAGTTCCGCGAATGGATGGTGGGGTTATGAAAGACTACGACAGCATGACCCTGCGTGAGATCGAGCAGGAGATCGCCCACAATCGGCTGCAATACGCCGAACCAAACGAAAGAGAGGAATTGCAATGAGCGAAACTACCATCAGCCCCATAGAAGATCAGCCGGAAAATCAGTACCAGGGCTTCCACATCACCGACGACCACCTTGCGGAATGGGCTATTCAAAAGATCAAGGAAGCACAATCCGATACCGCCAAGTGGCAGGCGCACTTCGCCGCGCAGCTGGAAAAGATCAAGGCGGCCAACCAGAGCACGATTGACTTTATGACCGGCGCGCTTGGCTCATACTTTGCTGCCGTACCCCACAAAGAAACCAAAACACAGGCCAAGTACGACCTCCCCAGCGCAACACTTATCCGCAAGCAGCAGCAGCCGCAGTTCGAGCGCGATGACGCAGTATTGTTGGACTGGCTATGGCGTAACGAGCGCGAGCACCTTATCCGCATCAAGCGTGAGCCGGCATGGGACGAAATCAAGAAAACAGCCGTTGTGCAGGGCGAAACGATGGTTGACCCTGAAACCGGCGAGGTTGTTGCAGGCGTGAAAGTGGTCGCCCGGCCTGACGTGTTCGACGTGAAGATTAAGGAGGACAACAATGCCTGACAACCTTCGTTTGTATGACAAGTTCCGCAAAGTTCCAGAAGAAGCCAAGAAACCCATCGAAGCGGGGCGATTAAAGGGCATGACGGACATCAATCCCATGTACCGCATCAAAGCCCTTACAGAGCAATTCGGGCCGTGTGGTATCGGCTGGTGGTACGTTATCAAAGACAAGCATATCGAGCGCATGGACGATGGACAGGTTGCGGCGTTTGTCGATATCGACCTGTACTACGAACTGGAAGGCAAGCAATCCTACGCAATCCCAGGAACAGGCGGCAGTATGCTTGTGGCACAGGAACGCAACGGTTTACACGTTTCCGACGAGTGCTACAAAATGGCCTTGACTGATGCCATATCCGTTGCGTGTAAGTCACTCGGTATCGGTGCTGATGTGTACTGGCAGAAGGACAGAACGAAGTACAGCGACGTACACGACGAACCAGTGAAACAGGCAGAGAAAAAGGCCGTTGAGCAGAAAAAGACCGATACTGCCACGCACAGCAAACGCGGCCTGATTGAAGCCTACTGCACCAAGCACAAACTGACGATGGCTGAAATGCAGGCTTCCTACACAGCACATACGGAACGCCCGCTTGCTGATGTGAGCTTCATGGAACTGCAAACCATCCTTACGGAAATGGAGAAACAGTGAAAGCCCAAATACAGAACGTTGGAATCGGCATGGACGGCAAATGCTACGCCATGTTCACGATGGACAAGGTCGAAGCACAGGGGCTATGCGAGCTTCAAGGCGGTGACGTAAAACTCACCGCCGAGAAGTGGCACGAAAAGAGGTCACTTTCCGCGAATGCCCTGATGTGGTGCGTATGCGATGAACTTGCGCAAGCCTTGAAGATCACAAAGATCGAAGTATACCGCAAGGCTATCCGCGATGTGGGCGTTTATGAGCCGCTTCCTATCCGTGACGATGCGGTTGACGCGTTCTGCCGCAATTGGGAGCAGGGCGGGGATGGCTGGGTAGCAGACAGAACCGACAAAAGCAAAACGCCTGGTTACACATTGGTATTCGCCTACTTCGGCAGCAGCACCTACGATACAAAGCAATTCAGCCGTCTTGTGGACTGGCTGATTGACGAAGCAGAGCAGATCGGGATTGTGCTAAAGGCAGGGCCGGAACTGGAACAAAAAGCAAAGGGGATGGGGATGTGACGGGTAGGTGCTACATGTGCGGAAAGTGGGTGGCGCTGGAGCGGCATCATGTGTTCGGCGGCAGCAACCGCAAGAAAAGCGAAAAATACGGATACACCGTGAACCTGTGCCACGATTGCCACAATGAACCCCCGGACGGCGTACACCATAACGCGGAGAACATGCTGATATTGCATCAGGCTTGGCAGCGTATCCACGAACAGGCATATTCCCGCGAACACTTCATGCGGGAGTTCGGGAAGAACTATTTGGACGATTAAAGGAGAAAAGTACATGAACAAACTGGTTATAATCGGCAATCTCACCCGCGATCCTGAAACTCGAACCGTATCCTCCGGCTCCACCGTATGCAGCTTCACCCTCGCCGTCAACCGCCACAACAAGCGCGACGGGCAGCCCGAAGCGGATTTCTTCAGAGTGTCTGCTTGGAACAAGCTGGGCGACGTATGCCAACGATACCTGGCGAAAGGGCGCAAGGTTGCCGTCACCGGCTCTGTATCCGTGTCGAGCTATGAGGGCAAGGATGGGGCGACCCGCTTCTCACTTGACGTGTTCGCGGAAGATGTTGAATTCCTTTCGCCAAAAGAACAGCATGACAACGGCGCGTTTAGCGAAGCGGACGATACCGCAAACAGGTACGACGAAACCGTTCCGGAGGATTCAGATTTACCTTTCTAATCTTCTGCGGCGTGGTTTTGTCCGTCAGGCCACGCCCGAATCTTGCAACCAACGGCGCGGTGATCGAGCTGGAGCTTGCACCGTTTTGAAAGGAGTGAATGAAATCATGGAATACAACGAGTTTCTCAAACAAAAAGCGATAGTTAGCCATAGCGCAGGGTTTGACGCAACCATCGAAAACAAGATGCTTTTTGACTGGCAATCAGACATTGTGAAATGGGCGCTCAAGAAGGGTCGTTGCTCAATATTCGCTGATTGTGGTTTAGGCAAAACACCCATGCAGCTTGAATGGGCGCAACAGGTGAGCGACTACACGAAAAAGCCCGTTCTCATTCTTGCACCCCTTGCAGTTGCAAAACAGACCATGCGAGAGGGTGTGAAGTTTGGCATAGGCGTTACCGTATGCCGGACGCAATCAGACGTTAAAAGCGGCGTGAATATCACAAATTATGAAATGCTGCAACACTTTAAGCCCAGCAAGTTTTCCGGCATCGTTCTCGACGAAAGCAGTATCTTGAAACACAAAGACAGCAAGACTAGAATACTCATTACGGATGAATTCTATGATACTCCGTATAAGCTGTGCTGTACGGCAACACCGGCCCCGAATGATTATATGGAGCTTGGCACACATTCAGAGTTTCTAGGGATTATGAAGCAAACGGAAATGCTTGCAACGTTCTTCCTTCACGATGGGGGCGACACGTCAAAATGGCGGCTTAAGGGCCACGCGGAGAGCGCCTTCTTTGCCTGGGTAGCCAGCTGGGGCTGCTGCATGACGCGCCCGCAGGACTTGGGATACGATCAATGCGGGTATGATCTTCCGCCGCTGCTTGTGCATGAGGTTATTGTCAAAAGCGATGATCTTGTTGACGCGGACGGGCAAATTATGATGTTTGCAAGCGTATCTCAAACGTTGCAAGAGCGCAGGGGCGCAAGAAGGAACAGCACAGAAATGCGCGTCGAAGCCGCCGCAAAGATAGCAAACGAAACCAATGAACAGGTGCTTGTATGGTGTGATCTGAATTATGAAAGTGACCTGCTATCGAAGTCAATCAATGGCGCGGTTGAAGTCAAGGGCGCGGATAACACAGATTATAAGGCAGAACAAATGGAGCGGTTCTCTCTTGGAAACGTGCGGGCGCTTGTAAGCAAGCCCAGCATTGCCGGATGGGGCATGAACTGGCAACAATGCTCAACCATGATCTTTGTCGGCCTTTCGGATAGCTTTGAAGCGTACTATCAGGCGGTAAGGCGCTGCTGGCGCTTCGGGCAGAAAAAGCCCGTAAACGTATACATCGTCATATCGGACGCGGAAGGAGCGGTTAAACTAAACATCGAACGAAAACAACGTGACGCGCAGCGCATGACGCAGGAGCTTATCAAGCACACAAGCGCAATACTGGCTGGAGATATCAAGGCCACTGTCCGCATGACACAATCTTACTTTGCAACTGAGTTTATGCAACTACCGACATTTACGGAGGAAACAAAATGAACGTAATCAATCAGGCAATCACTAACAGGTATGCACTTTACAACGGGGATAGCTGCGAGATCATGAAAGGTATTCCATCTGATTCTGTCCATTACATTATCTACTCGCCGCCTTTTGCTTCGCTGTATACTTACTCAAACAGTGACCGCGATCTTGGCAACTGCCGGACGCATGAGGAGTTTTATACACAGTTTGCTTTTATTGCCGGTGAGCTTTACAGGTCGCTTAAGCCCGGTAGGCTGATGAGCTTTCACTGTATGAATCTCCCGTTCTCAAAAGAGCGCGACGGTTTCATAGGAATCCGCGATTTTCGCGGCGAGCTTATAAAGTTCTTTCAGGGTTATGGGTTTATCTTTCATTCAGAGGTTTGTATTTGGAAGGACCCTGTAACCGCAATGCAAAGAACAAAGGCGCTCGGACTGCTTCACAAACAGATACGCAAAGACAGTGCCATGTCAAGGCAGGGAATTCCTGATTATCTCGTTACCATGCGGAAGCCTGGCGAAAATGATGAGCCGATAGCGCACACGCCGGAAGAATTTCCCGTGTCACTTTGGCAGCGGTATGCGTCGCCCGTTTGGATGGACATTAACCCATCAGACACCCTGCAATACAGATCCGCAAGGGAAGATAAAGACGAGCGGCATATCTGCCCGCTGCAACTTACCGTCATTGAACGCGGCATAGAACTATGGACGAACAAAGGCGATACGGTTCTCACTCCGTTTCTTGGCATCGGCAGCGAAGCATATACGGCCTTGAAGATGGGCCGGAACGCCATCGGAATTGAGCTAAAGGAAAGCTACTATACGCAAGCTGTGAAGAACTGCGAAGCGGTCTGCGCCGTCGAGCAAATAACCCTGTGATCGCGAAAATGGTGTTGACACCTCCGTTAATTAGTATTATTATTATATCAAAGGGGTGATACGATGAAATTGCCGAACATGGATTTGCGCCAGTATGCTTTGAAAAATCGCGTTCGTATGTGGCAGGTAGCAAAGGACAAGAAAATCAGCGAAAATAAGCTGTACATGGATTTGCGCGCCGAGCTTGACGAAAACGGCAAGGCCGAGTTCCGCGCTATCGTTGACCGGCTCGCGCAGGAGGGGAAGTAAGAAGATGATTAAGGACTATACAACTACGAAAAAAGCCATTGTATCCGTTGCCGAAATCACAGGCGAGCTTCACGGCCACGGAGCACGTAAAATTTTGCAGGAGTTCAATGATAATGGCTCTATCCGTTCCATATCGTTTTCCATCAACACACCGAACGGCGAGCAATATTTTCGGCTTCCGGCAAACGTCGATGGCGTTCTTCATCGTCTGGAGAAAGACAATGCCCCGAAGCAATACAGGACAAAAGATCAGGCAGAAAAAACCGCGTGGCGCATTCTCTATGATTGGGTGAGGGCACAGATGGCAATCCTTGAGGCTGAAATGGTTAGCATGGACGAGGTATTTTTGCCGTACCTTATCACCGGGAATGATCAAACGCTTTTTGAGCGTTATAAACAATCACAACTGAGCCTTACCGAAGGGAAGTAATACCGTGGCATTACGCAATCAGCCATACCTTCCGCTGTACGTCAACGACTTCATGAACGATGAAAAGCTCAAGCCGTGCAGCGCGGAAAGCATAGGGGTATATATTCGCCTTATGTGCTTACTGCATAAGTGCGAAGAATACGGTGCTCTGACGTTTGATGATCTTGACGAACGAACGAATGATATTTGCTACGATTTTGCTACAAAGTTGCTACCACATTTGCTATTCAAGCACGACGTTGTTCTTCGCGGTTTGCATGAGCTGATCGCAAGAAAAATACTCATGCTCGACGGTGAGCGCCTGTATCAAAAGCGCATGGTGAAGGACGGAAACACAAGCGCGGTAAGGGTTTCGGCGGGCTCTGCTGGCGGGAAAGCGAAAGCTAAAAACTCTAGCAAAACATCTAGCAAACGTCTAGCAAAAGGTGTATCAAACGCTGATATTGATATTGTAATTGATAATGATATTGAATCTGAATCTAAACCTACGAAACCACGGGGATTCCGGCCCCATTCTCTCGCTGATGTATCTGCCTACTGCAAGGAACGCGGCAACAAGGTCGACGCTGAAACCTTTATTGACTTTTACACGGCAAAAGACTGGAAGATCGGGAACAACAAAATGAAGGACTGGAAAGCCTGTGTGCGGACGTGGGAGAAGCGAGACAATTACGGGGGCAAGCCAAACACCCGAAAAGGCAAAACCGTAATCGAACAGCAGTACACCCAACGGGAGTATACCGACGTCGAGAACCGAATAATGAACTCTATGAGGCCAGAGGAATACCGGGGTGCTATGTCAATGCCGGACGGTGAGGGGAAAGTATTGCCCGAAGCAGAGCTTGACCGCCTAACTGAAGAATACACGGAAAAATACAATCGCGGCGAGGGAATACAGTGATAACGCCGGAAGAAACAGCGGAGGCGTTGAAATATGACGCATGAAATTACCGTAAGATCAGGAACCACCACCGACACGATCAAAGCAACGGGCGGCATATTCATCGTTGCCTATGACAGCCCAGCAGACGGTGAGAAAACAGGCAAGGCGGTATCCATTATCCGGGCGACACCGCGTGAAACCGCGATCGCTATGCTGGGGCAGGACGGATTGAGCGGACGGATGATGCGGCAATTCGCCAAGGGGCTGTGTGACGCGCTGTATGCGGTGCTGAAAGGCAGAAAAGAATGAGGATTACGCGCGAATGGGCCATGCCAAACAGTCGGACTTTTTCTATCCCTCCAATCGCCGCATTTGTCGAAAGGCATATAAGCGGGGCTGGCTGTATAGTTGACCCTTTCGCCAATGAATGCAAATATGGAACAATCAGGAATGACCTAAACCCTGCGTTTGATACAGAATACCATATGGACGCGCTGGATTTTCTAAAAACGCTTCCAGCTGAAAGCGCAGACGTTGTGCTGTACGACCCGCCATATAGCTTGCGGCAAGTTAAGGAACATTATGAGGGCGTTGGTATAAAAATGACGCAAGAGAACGCTCAATCGTCATGGCGGGCGCGACACCTTGACGAAATTGCGCGGATAACAAAGCCAAGAGGCCTATGCCTATCGTTCGGATGGAACAGCAACGGGGCCGGAATGAAACGAGGATTCGACACTGAAGAAATCTTGCTGGTTCCGCACGGCGGGAGTAAAAACGATACGATATGCGTATGCGAGCGGAAGCGGTCATTTACGCAAACATCGCTATTGGAGGGTATCCAGCCATGATTAACCGCCAGACCTTCACCATCCCCTTCAAACTCCCATCGCTTAACGACTACGTCAATGCTTGCAGAACACACCCGCAGGTCGGGGCGAAGATGAAGAAGTCAACGGAGTGCGATCTCAGCTGGATTATCACAGCCGCGAAGGTGAAGCCCGTGGCGAATCCATGTATCGTCTGCATGACGTTTGTTGAGCCGAACCGCCGCAGGGATTGCGATAATGTGGAAAGTGGCAAAAAGTACCTGCTGGATGCCTTGGTATCCTGCGGTATCCTGCAAGGCGACAGCCCGCGTTACGTTATCGCAGTTCCCAGCTTCACGGTGTACGACAAAGCCCCAAAGGTGATTGTAGAGCTGCTTGACAGTAGCGACACAGACTTGCTACACGCGCTTGTGAGGAACGCAAGGGCGGCGTATGAGGGGGAGAAACCATGAGTGAGTACATCGATCGGGAAGCGGCGATATCGGCAATCAGGGGGGAGCTTGAGAAAGAGAACCTAAGTAACGCGGCGTCGCATTATGCCAGGCAAGGCATGGGAACCGCAATCTCTGTTGTAAGCAAGCTTCCCGCCGCCGACGTTGCGCCGGTTGTCCACGCGTACTGGACGGACGGGAACAGTACGAAACGCTATGATCCGAAAACCGACATATACCCATATTGCTCAAACTGCCGCAAACCGTCCGCCTATGATTGTGGCGGAGGTCATGTCGCAACGCCCGGTTGCCCGTGGTGTCATGCCGTGATGGACTTGCAGGAGGCCGACCATGCCTGACATCATCGATTTAACTGAACATCGCCCGCACTCCGTTTCGGAAATAATGTGCGTGAAGTGCTACAAGCGATATATCGGCGTAGTTCCCGCAGGAACGCTGCTTAAGGATTTGGAGTGCCCTCAATGTCACGAGGCCGGATATGCGATAAGAACAGGAGAGATAATCAAAGATGAAACTGATTGAACGAATAAGAGCCGCAAGGGGCAAGGCAAGCGTGAAGCGGTTTGATGATGGGCTGGCGATTGCTGCCGAACGCGCAACCGAACTATTCAACCAGAAGGGGCAGGCGGTCGTGTGCGTTTATTGCGGGAAGCTGCTGCCGAAATCAGAGGCAGCCTATGTCTACGTTATCGCGGAAAATCGCGGGGAATATTCCCACGAAGAATGTTTTCAAAAATATGAAAGGCACGGCACGCTTGAGGATTTGGAACAAATGATGCTTGAGGAAAAACAGCATGAGTGACACATATTCCTTCAACTGGTCGTTTGTAAGCAACGGGAAGCCACGCGTTACGCTTTCAAGACTGGGGATTGCTTTTAATGTTTCGGCGATTGAGCTTCTTGGCTGCCCGGATTACGTTGTGCTGGGATATGACGAGGAGCATGGGGTAATCGGCGTAAAAAAGAACGACGGCGACAAGCGCACCGCCAGAAGGTTCAAAGGCGGACTGCGAAATGGGTTCGTGCGGGTAGGCTGTATGGAGTTTATCCGCTACCTCGGGATGGATAAAAAATCGGTGCGGCTTGAAGCGGGATTTGACAGGGAAACAAAGACATTGCTGATCGACGTGAGTAAGCAACGCGCCCAGCGTGGTGCCCGCTGGTAGAGAGGGAGGAACAACCACGACCGCCCTGAAACGCGCCCGGCTTGCTAACGGCATGAGCAAGCGACAGGCGGCGGAGTATCTGGGGTATGACTTAAACCGAAATGGTCTTGCACATTATGGTATGCTTGAAAAACATCAAACCTGCCTGCTGACTATGATATTGACGATGAAACTCTGGAACAAGTGCTACCATGACCGCTACCGTTACGGGGGAACATATGCAAAACCTTGGTAAGGACTTTACTTATTCCACCTGTCAGCCCTGTAAGCCGCCCAAGCGCCATGCAGAGTGCCATATAAATTGCCCAGGGTATCTGGCGCGCGAAGAACAGAAGCAACAGAGGTACGCCGCAACGCTCGCCGCCGAGAGAGCGATACCCGAGCACAGGGCGACCAAGCAAGCAAGGAACTCCGAACTCCGCAGGTCAAAGAGCGGGCGAAACCCGAAGAACAGATAGGAAGCACGATTAAACCGAATTAAACCGCCGTGGAGGGGGTCGTATACGTATGAAGCAGTAATCCATAGGGAAACAACCGCGCGCCAACAAGGCACGTCTATGGCGCTGTGAGGGGAGGTGATGAAATGGAACATATGCCGTTCAGGGTAGTTTTCAAAGACGAGCGAATAGCGACACTTGAGATCAAACAAGCAACAGGATGCGCTGTAAACGAGCATAATATATGCAAAGTATCCACGGGCGATACAAATGTGCTGATCGATTGGGCTGCGGTGCTGTACGCCGGATACGTGAAAGACCTAGACAAATAAACGGGTAACAAAAAAGACCGTAGCGAATGCTGCGGCCTTTCGTATGTGCAGGCGTTTAACTCACTCTGCTTTATCTGGGATTTTCCCCTGCTCCGCATGGAGTTTGCCAACAGCGGCGGTAATTGCATCCGCAATGGCTGTTAGGTTAATTTTCCATCCGCGGGCGGTAAGCCAGGTTTGCAACATAGACAGCGCGGTTTCAAACTTTGTCGCGCCCGTTCCTGCGCCGTAGGTTTCTTCCATGAGGTATACGAGTTCGATGGCCTTTTTCACAATCCAGGTGTCTTTGACCAGCGGCCAGAGAAAGCGATAGCCAAGCGCAAAGAATACAAGCGATACTCCGGTAATCAAGATTCCTACCCAGTCCATAATCATTTCTCCTTCTTTTCCGTTATCCGCAACACGGCAGACAACAGCAGTTCACCGCCCAATACAGCGTATACGGCGGTTGTAACGCTCGATGTATCGATTCCGTTCCACGCTGCCACATACTCCGCAGCGGCGGTAAGCGTCAGCATAGCAAAGCAGTACAATACCACTTTCTTCATAAAACGGATTTTACCTTTTTCGTTCATCATGAACCAACCTTGAACCACGAAACAACAAGCCCGATCACAACGCCAACCACAGAC